CGGGCAGACACAAGGTCTGCCCCTACCACCGGCGACCGAGGCGGACGCGGCCAGGTCGCGGGCGTGGATTGCGAAGATTTTGAGTGAGTATTTTTAGTTCCGGCTTTGTGCCGGGCGCGTTTTTGCCGAACGAAGCTGCAACAGCAGCTTCATGGGTTTCAGGCCGTAGGTGAAACCCACTGCGCTCGAGCCGAACGAAGTTGCGCAGCAACTTCATGGGGATTTGCGCCGTAGGCGAATCCCACTTCTTCCTTTTGTTGCCGGGGCATCCGAGATTTCTCGGGCGCCCGGCACAGAGCCGGAAAGATAGGGAGGCGGATAAAATGGCATTTTGTGAGAAATGTGGGGCGCTGGTGCTGGCGCATCCGGGCCGGGGCGGACGGGAGGTGCTGGTGGATGCACGGATTTATCACTATTGGGCCACACCTTCGGGGCGTGGGCGGGTGATGACGACCTCCGGCGGCATTGTGGCCTGCACCTTCCGGGGGGAGGGTGAGCCTACCGGGTTTGGGTTTTTGCTGCATTCGGACACCTGCGGGCGGCGGCGACCGCCTGAGCCCAAGCAGGAGAGATTATTTTGATGATTAAGCTTTTGATGGGAGGCAGCCCTTGCACCCACTGGTCGATAGCCCAGACCAAGAACCGCGAGACCGAGCCTTCGGGCCTTGGGTGGGAGCTGTTCCTAAATTACATCATCGCGTGGCGGCGGTTCAGACCGGATTATTTTCTGTATGAAAACAACAAATCCATGGCCAAGGCCATCCGCAACCAGATCGACCGCGAGTTCTGCCGCCCCTTTGCCGAAGGCGACGATTGGGACTTGGTGTGGGCCTGTGAGGATGACAGGCATGCCTGGTGGCGGTATCGGCACACCTCGGGGGTTGAAAAGACCATCACCCGCATTTTGATTAATTCGGCGCTGGTTTCGGCACAGAATCGGGAGCGGTATTACTGGACAGATATCCCCGATGTGGACTTGCCCGAGGACAGGGGGATATTGCTGCGGGATGTGTTGGATGATGCTATCTCCGACCGTAACAAGGCTTGCACCCTCCGAGCCTCGGCGGGCACTAAGCAGGGTCTGTACGATAACGTTCGCCATGTGGAAAGCGGCGGACGGTTTGGGTATATGGGTGTGTTTAAACCTGTGCGTGCGGGCGCCTATCCCAACAACGCCGGGGAGCTTGTGGACAGCCAGTCGCGGAGGATATATAGCACGGATGGCAAGGCTGCGACAATCTGCGCATCGGCTTCCGGTGGGAGTACAGACACATCATCGCAGGCCACCGGCCTTTATGCGGTACCCGCCAGCGCGGCGTGGCGCGGTCGAGAGGGTGGCACCGCACTGGAAATCCGGGATGATGGCCGTAGCAACGCCATAATCGCCAACCATCAACAGCGCATGGTGGTTGAGGCCTTCCTGGTGCCCGAGGCCACGGTGGCGGGATACACCGAGGTTCTGCCCGGTGACTGCGTTGACCTGGCCGTGCCTTCCAGCAAGACCCGTAGGGGCCGGAATATGAAGGACAAGGCCAATTGCCTGACCACCGACAGCCAGTTTTATCAGTATTGCGGCACGATGGCCCGCCCCGTCTACCTGGTGAAGGATGGCTACATCTGCATCAAAGGCAAGGATTACCCCATCAAGCTGGCCGAGGGGCGGTATATTATCCGAAAACTGTCGGTGGCCGAGTGTATGCGCTTGCAGACCGTGCCGACGTGGTATCAGTTCCCAGTGTCGGACACCCAGGCCTACAGGATGCTTGGCAATGGCTGGACTTGCGAGGTTATTGCCCGTCTGCTGGGGTACATCCCCGGCATTTCGGGGGCGGCGGTCGATGTGCTGTCGATGTACGACGGGATGGCCTGTGCAAGGATTGCCCTCGGGCTTGCGGGTGCCGAGGTGACACGCTATCGGGCCACCGAGATTGACAAGTACGCTATCAAGACATCGCGCCACAACTTCCCGGATATTGTCCATCTGGGGGATGCGTTTGGGGTGCGGGAAGGGGGGGACTAGCAATGCAGCACCAGACAAGCCTATTCCGGGGGCAGCCGGACACAGAGGCCATTAAGCTCATCCAATATTGGGAGCCCCATGCCTTATCCCGTGACCAACGAGGCTATTGCGTCTGTACCAGCGAGGGCAAGGACAGCCGGGTTTTGGGCCATCTGATGCGCAGGGCCGGGGTCAAGCATTTTTATGTGCACAGCATCACAGGCATCGACCCGCCCGAACTTGTCTACTTCCAGCGGCGGCAGTTCCGAGCCTATGAAGACACGGGATACACCTGCCACGATGTGATGTATGATATGTCCTTTTGGGATTTGATGGTGAAAAAACGCATTCCGCCATTCCGGACGCGGCGCTACTGCTGCGAATACCTGAAAGAGCGCAAGGTGCCTTTGATGGGGGATGCCATTTTGTCCTTTGGGGTGCGCAAGTTTGAAAGCGTTCGCCGGGCCGCACAGCGGGACGAGCTGGAGATGGTGGATGGAAAGACATACACCATATTTTCCCACGACAACGATGAAAAGCGGCGCACCTTTGAGACATGCATGGCAAATGGTGTTGAGAAGCGCCTGAACCCCATTGCCTACTGGACGGATGCCATGGTGTGGGACTACAGCCGGGATATTGGGTTGGAGCAATGCAGCCTGTACGCCGAGGGCTTCGAGCGCCTCGGCTGCATTGGATGCCCCATGGCGGGTGAGCAAGGCAGGCGCAAGGAGTTTGACCGCTGGCCGGAGTTCGAGCGACTATACCGATGGGCCTTCCAGCGGATGTGGCAGGGCCGTGTGGATGCGGGATTGCCTGTCCTTGGACACACCCAAGACCCCGATGAGTGGTTTGATTGGTGGATGTCCGACCGGGGAGCGGATGCCCCTGACGAAAACCAAATGGAGCTGGAATTATGAAACCAAAGAAGCTAACCGAAGTTGCGCAGCAACTTCATGGGGCTACACAGCGTAGCCGCAGACCACTAACCCCATATCAGCTCCTGTGCGCCCGCATTATCCTGGCCCAGCGGCTCGGGGGCGCTGTCGTAGTCCGGCAGGATGGCCCGGTATCCGAGATACTGGAATACAAGATGGCCAAGATACGCTGGCAGGCCGGGGAGAAGGCGGGCACGGCCTGGGTATATGTGCGGCACCATGATACAAAGCCGAGGATGGTAAGCGGCAACAGGGCGTGACCGGATTTTCAGAGCCTCGGACAGTCCACAGCCGCAAACCGGACACCATGCGCAAAATGATTGAGACCGTGAGCTATGGCCCTCGGGCCGAGTTGTTTGCTCGGGAGCGCTTTGAGGGCTGGGATGCTTGGGGGGAGGAGGTATGACCATGGATGACAAGCTTTGCGTGTATTGCCAGGTGGCGGAGAGTATCGGCTACCCAAACCTCAGACGCTACGGAAAGCCTTTACCGTGCCCGCCGGGCATGAATAGTTCGGGCTATATTGAGCAAGGCGGTGGGGTGCCCCCGGCATTTTCTGGGCGCGGCGTTTGTGTGCTCATCCACTATTGCCCCATGTGCGGGCGGAAATTGGATACCCCATGACCCCGCGCATCATTCGGGTATTTGTGCGCCGGACAAGCTACACACCTGATGACGATTACGCCTTTGTGGGGATGCCGCCCATCTTCATCCCCGAGCACGATGAGGTTCATGTGTCCTGCGTGTTCAGCTGGGACAAGGCGGACGCCGAGGAGCTGGCCTTCCAGTGGGAGGGGCGCACAAACAAGCCGGTCAAGCTGGGTGGCCCGGCCTTTGGGTCGGCGGCTGAGGACTTCGTGCCGGGGCTGTATCTGCGGCCCAACATCATCTTCGCCACCCGCGGCTGTAACAACAACTGCCCATGGTGCATCGTTCCGGGCCTCGAGGGGCCGCTGCGGGAGCTGCCCATTGTGCCGGGGAATATCATCCAGGACAACAATTTCCTGCAGGCGAGCCGCGCTCACAAGGACAGGGCTTTCGATATGCTGCGCAGTCAGCGGGGCATCTGCTTCAAGGGCGGGCTCGAGGTTGATTTGATTGATGATCATTTCGTGGATGCCGTCCGAGGCCTGAAAATCGCCGAGCTGTGGCTGGCGTGTGATACCGATGCCGACCTGCCCCGGTTCCGGGTAGCCGCCGAGAAGCTATCACGAGCCGGGTTCAGCCGGGAGAAAATCAAGTGCTATTGCCTGATTGGCGATGATATGGAAGCCAATGAGGCTCGGTGCCGGGAGGTCTATCTGGCCGGGGCCATGCCCTTTGCACAGCTTTACCGGGATTTTGGGGACACCAAAACCGAGTATAGCAAGGATTGGAATGCCTTCGCCCGGATGTGGCAGCGCCCTGCGGCCACGCGGATGCACGTGGAGAAGGGTACGCGGTATCAGGATTTTAGGACATGAGGGGGGACTGACCATGGCTAAGCCTAGAAGATTCCGCGCTGTGCCGCTGACCCGCGCGCAGGTGGCAGAATACATCACGCGGCTGCACCGGCACCATGGCCCGCGCGTCGGCGACAAATACCGCGTGGGGTGCGAGCTGGGCGGGCGACTGGTGGGGGTTGTCCAGGTGGGCAACCCGGTGGCGCGGGCGCTGTGCGACGGAAAGACCCTGGAGGTATCCCGCCTTTGCGCCGATGGCACCCCGGAGGTGTGCAGCTTTTTGTATTCGGCGGCGGCCCGCGTCGCCCGTGAGATGGGCTACAGCAAGATTATCACCTACATACTGGACAGCGAGACCGGGGTCAGCCTCAAGGCCGCGGGTTGGCACAAGGAGGCCGATATCAAGGGCCACAATTGGGATGCACCCTCGCGGCCTCGGAAAACTACCGCGCCGACCTGCGATAAGCAGCGCTGGGCGCGGGTGCTGCGGGAGGACTGACCATGGGCCAGCATAAGCACAACCCCACTGCCATTGCGGAGAAAGCAGGGGAGATTCCGCCGAAGCCTCGGGCCACCATGACAAAGCGGGAGAGCGAGCGCCAGATGTACCAGCGGATTAACGAATATTTGACCGACCGGCTGGGCCTTGGAGCCCTGCGGGCGGCGATGGGAGGGGCGGACAAATGGCCGTACTGACCAGTAGGAACCATAAGCCGTTATCTGATTTTCTTCGGGGGTACGTCAAAGCCGATGACCGAAGGATGCTGACGGCTGACAGGCTGCTTACGCCCCAGGCCATCGTTCAGTCCATCAGAATGCTGTTGGCCGAGCGGGTGTTTACATCGCCGCAGGATATGCGGCGGGAAGCGATTGAAACGCATGGGGTGATTATCCCTTGGGAGTTTTTTGAGGAGGCGAAAAGCAATGGCTGAACATATATGCGGAACCTGCAAGTGGCACCACAAAGACCAGTTCGGTGACTGGCACTGTGTCAACAGTGATTCCGAGTGGTGCACCGAGTGGACGGAGTACACTGACACCTGCGAAGAATGGGAGGGGAAGTCATGAGCCGAGAGTTACCTATCCTGTACAGCCACCCCATGGTTCGGGCCATCCGCAATGACCAGAAAACTCAAACACGCCGAGTCATTATGCCACAGCCCACGAGGGACGCGAACGGCATGTGGCATTGGCGCGACTGCCAGTGGATGGACGGCGGGCTGGGGTTCCCGGCCTCGGGGATTGCCGACCATGCCCGCTATAAGCCGGGGGACATCCTGTGGGTACGGGAGGCGTGGAGACTGGTCGATTATCAGTACATTGACGGCATTTGGAGCGCATCCGTGCAGTTCAGGGCCGACATGGCCGTTGGGCCGCGATTGTTTTGGGCCGAGGGCGCAGCCAATACCTATGAGCGCATAGGTTGGCGTCCGTCTATCCATATGCCTCGGAAGGCGGCCCGACTATTCCTCCGGGTGACGGCGGTTCGGGCCGAGCGGGTGCAGGATATCACTGAGGCGGATGCTATGGCCGAGGGAGCAATGCCGGAGCCGCCGTTTAGTTTTGTGAAGCCATACCGCCGGGGCTTTGCAAGGCTGTGGGACAGCATCAACGCCAAGCGCGGGTTCGGGTGGGAGGACAATCCGTTTTGCTGGGTGTATGAGTTTGAGGAGGTTAAACATGCAAAAGGGTAAGACCGTAGTGCGGTGCTGCGGGAACTGTCGGCACGGGGTACTGCGCAAGGTGCCGGAGAAATCCAGCAGCCCAAAGTACGCCGAGGCGCTGACCTTTAACAAGTATTCGCGGGGGTGTGGGCGCATTGGGGACGGGAGCCGCGTATATCGGGCGTGGGAGCGGAATAAGTGTGGGCAGTTTGAGGAGAGGGACGATGAGGGATAACCTTAAAAAGGCCCGCCGGGACAAGGGGATGACCCAGCAGGCTATGGCGGATTATTTGCATATCAGCTTGCCGCACTACAAGGCCATCGAGGGCGGCGGACGGCTGGGGAGTATCGACCTGTGGGACAAGATGGAAGATTTGTTCAGCGTTCATCAGCGTGAGTTGCGTGAGCTTTCAAAAAAGCGTCCCGGCTAAGTAGATAATCTGTAGAGACATCGAGCTTGTCAGCTATTTTAACCAAGAGCTCGAATGATGGCTGGCGGCCATCGCTTTCATACTTCCGGTATGAATGAAGCCCAATGTTCAAATAGTCTGCCATTTGCTGTGCAGTAAACCCCTTGCTATTGCGAAGCTGCTGCGGCAGAATGGGGTGGAGATTGGGCAGAACCGGCTGTTTGAGCGTCTGCGCCGGGAGGGGTATTTGTGCGGGCGCAATGGCGCACAGTACAACGCGCCGAGCCAGAGGAGCATGGACATGGGCTTGATGGAGGTTCGGGAGCGGACGGTGAGCAACCCGGACGGCAGCGTGCGTGTGACGATGACCACGAAAATCACCGGCAAGGGTCAGATTTATTTTGTGAACCGGTATTGTAGGCCTAGCTGAAAAGACGGAATGACACCCCGTGGGGTGTCATTCTGAGCGAGGCGAGGAGCAAGGGCAGGGTAAAGATTCTTCGCTTCGCTCAGAATGACAGTATAGGGGCCTCTTTATATAATACGCGCGCGTACGCGTATCTTGTGGGGAACTTGAGAGCCTAAATCTATAACCAAGCACCTGAAAGGGTATGGGGATAGATAAAAAAATCAAGCCGGAGGGCAGAAAAATGACTGGCGGGAATGGGAGGGTTAAGACGATGGCCCGGTATTATATCACTCGGCGCGGGGTGGTGGATGTGGTAGTGTTCCAGGCCGGGGCGAATGCTAAGCCTCGGGGCGCCCGCCGGAAGGGAGCAACTCCACCTCGCAAGCAGGAGGCTAATTTTCGCAGCGCGGTGCGCACCTCGGCCAGGATGGTCAATAACAACTTCGAGCCGGGGGATTTGCATATCACGCTGAAATACAAAGATATGCCAGAGGGCGGGCGCGAGGCGTGGATTCACCAGTGCAAGCTTTTTCTGCGCCGGCTCGCCCGCGCCATGGCCAAGGAGGGCCGCGAGCTGAAATATTGGGGGGCGACCTCCAACACCGACGGCGACACCGGTGATGAGGTGCGGCCCCATCATCACCTGATTATCCAAAAGGTGGATTGGGAGCTGGTGCGCTCGCTGTGGCCTTATGGCTGGGTCGACTATCAGATCATGCGCGACGACAAGGACTACACCAAGCTGGTGACCTATATCCTCCGGCAGGTCAAGGGTGTGGCCGACAGGGCAAAATATACGGCTTCCCGGAATCTGGTGCCACCAAAGGTGGTCGAGAAGGAAATTTCATACGCGGGGGCGCTCAAGACGCCGCGCGGGGCCGAGATATTGGAGCAGTATTACAAGCCGGAGGAATCGGTGGTGCAGTATTGCCGATACATCAAGCCCGAGCCTCGGCCACGGCGGCGTGGCAGCGGGAAGGCAAAAACTAAAATTGGAGAGGATGATGGCGATGAAAATCAGACGGGGATTTGACAAGCGTGGGCTGATGGTCGACCTGGACACCGGACGGCCCATTGTGTTTTTCGATTGCGACCCGGAGCGGCACGGGTTTTGCGGAAAGGATTCGTGCCGCAACACAGGGCGCCCTGGCGAGTATCGGGGAGGCTCGGCAAGGTGCCGCTATACCGTGCAGGGGAAATATCGGGTTCGGGGCGCGGAGCCGTTCTTTCTGCGCCGGGCCGAGGGGCCGGGGGTGTGCTTCGAGCGCACGGAGATTCCGCCGGCCATGATGAGCTAGTTGGGATTGTGAGGAGGTGCCGGGATGACACGGAAGAGGTTTATCAAGATGATGATGGGGGCGGGTGTTTCCAAGCGAGACGCCGAGGCATGGGCTAATTATGCCTGGGAGCGCGGGAGCTATGCCGCGCAAATTCATGGTGCACGGTTGGCGGCGGAGGCGGGGCAGATAATAAAACAAATCGCCAATAGCGTATTTGCTATACTGCTGGATATGTTTGACTGGCTAGGTAAGGTTTTATGTGGGTTGGCGTCCGGGATGCGCCGGTGCGCTGATGGTCTAGAAGCGTTTGGGCTTGCGGTTCGTGCGCTGAATGATGATGATGCGGACAGCGAGGTGCAAAATGAGTAAGCCCCGTGAACCCTGGTGGGGGTACGCCAAGAATATCATCCGCCAGTACCCGGCCCGACTGGCGCGGCCTCCCGGAAGTCTGCGGCAAAAGGAACAGCTGGCCGTGGCGGCGGCGGTGGCTGAGACCGAGGCCATGCCCGAGGGCGCCGGGCGGTTGAAAATCATCCGACTGGTGTATTGGGATAAATCCCACACGGTGGAGGGGGCCGGGATGACCGTGCCGGTCTCGCCCAGGACGGCGTGGGGATGGCATGGTGAGTTTGTGCGCTGCGTGGGCCGGCATCTATTCGCGGGAGGGATTGCAGAACAGAGCCAAGAAAACTAGATAAAATGGCATCAAGATAGGGCGATTTTAATTCAAAATCCCCGATTCGAGGTGCCATTTTGCGTGATGTGACAGAGGCCGATATTTCGGCCTGGATGGATGCCGGGGAGCTGTGGCGGTTCTACACCTCGGCGCGATGGCTGGCCCTGCGGGCCGAGGTGCTGGGGGAAGACCTTCACGAGTGCCAGGAGTGCAAGGCGGCGGGGCGATATGCCCGCGCAACCCATGTGCACCATGTCAACCACGTCCGCCGGCATCCCGAGCTGGCCCTTGCCAGGAATTACATTGACGGCGATGGGCTTGTCCAGCGGAATCTGGTTTCGGTGTGCCGGCGCTGCCATGAAACCGTGTGTCATCCCGAGCGGCTGCGTGGCGGAGAGCCCAAGCCACAAATCAACGATGAGCGCTGGTGATGAGTGCCTCCTCCCCCCCCCGGTCGACGAAAATGCATTTTAATTTCGGCGGCCCTACTCGGGGGGGTTAACGACAAAACATGTGCGCGTGTGCGCGTGAAGGATTTTTTGCGAATAATTTTCGGGGAAGGTGGTTTGCGTGGCGAGGGTCAATCAGTCGGCAGTCAGGGCGTCCATGATTGAACAGCTGCCCTTGAAGGACGCCGAGCGGGCCGTCTTTGTCGACCAGGTGGATGACTACATCGAGCTGCACAAGGTCAAGCGCAGACTGATCGCCGACATCCGAAAGCGCGGTGTGGTCTTCACCGGGAAGTCCTCCACAGGCGTCGAGCGCGAGATGAACAACCCGTCGGTCAAGGAGCTGCTGGGGGTCAACCGGCAGATGCTGGCCATCCTGCAAGCCCTGGGGCTGACACCCAACGAGGCGGTGGCCGACGATGACGCCGACCATTTGTAGCCCGGTCGTTGAGCGCTACCTCCGCATGGTCGAGACCGACCGACCGAGGGCCTGTGAGGAGCAGCACCTTCTGGCCGCCCACGTGCGCCGGGCGTTTGCCACCGAGGACATCTATGTCGATGAAGACCGCCTCGGGCAGTACCTGGGCCTGACCCGCTACTTTCCTTTCGCCGAGCTTTTTGCCTGGGAGCAATTTTTGGTTGCCTTGCACCTGTGTACATTTTGGCGCGAGACGGGCGAGCCACGGTGGCCCAAGCTGCTGCTGCTGGTCGGGCGCGGTGCAGGGAAGGATGGATTTATCGCCTTTGAATCATTTTGCCTGGTCTCGCCCTACAATCCCATCCGCAACTACGATGTCGACATCTGCGCCAACGCAGAGGAACAGGCCATGCGCCCGCTGCTCGACATCATCGAGATTTTCGAGACACCCAAGCTCCGGCCCAAGATGAAAAAGTTCTTCGAGTGGACTAAGCAGCAGGTGCGGGGCCGCAAGAACCGGGGCGTCGTCAAGGGCCGCACCAGCAACCCAAAGAGCAAGGACGGCATGCGCTCGGGGATGATTGTCTTCAACGAGCTGCACCAATACGAGAACTACAAAAACATCAAGGCATTCACAACCAGCCTTGGCAAGCGCCCGCATCCGCGCCGCCTGATGGCATCCGCAGACGGCGATGTCCGGGATGGCCCGCTGGATGACTACAAGCGCGACGGCCTGGAAATCCTCCGGGGAGAAAAGCCAGACGATGGTCAGCTGGTTTACATCTGCCGGCTGAATAACAAAGACCAGGTGCATGACCCGGAAAACTGGGTCATGGCAAACCCATCCCTGCCACACTTCCCGGCGCTGGCCAAAGAGATTGCCGATGAGTACCGCGAATGGGTGGACAACCCGGCAGCCAACTCGGACTTCATGACCAAGCGCATGAACCTGCCACAGAGCGATGTCGAGACCCTGGTGGCCGCGTGGGCCAACATCATTGCCAGCAATCGGCCATTGCCAGACCTGGCCGGTTGCACCTGTACGGCGGGCATGGACTACGCCAGCGTGAGCGACTTGGTGTCGGGCAATCTGCATTTCAAACAGGGCGATATGCGGTTTGATATCAATCACTCCTGGCTGTGCACCAAATCCAAAGACCTGCACCGGCTTAAAATCCCATGGAGGGAATGGGCCGAGTTGGGGCTTTTGACCCTGGTGGATGATGTGCAAATCCATCCTGACCACGTGGCCCGATGGCTTGAAGAGCATATGCGAAAGTACAACATCGCGGGCCTGGCCCTTGACCATTACCGCTACGCGCTGGTGTCCAACAGTCTGCGGCAGATTGGCTTTGACGCCGCTGAGCGCGGAAATGTCAAGCTGGTGCGACCCAGCGATATCATGAAGGCTTATCCAGTGATTGAAAGCGCGTTTTTGCAGCAGCATTTCACCTGGGGCGACAACCCGGTGCTGCGATGGGGAACCAACAACACCAAGGTGGTGCGGGCCAGCCGGTCAATCGGCTTGGACACCGGCAACTGCTACTATGCAAAAATCGAGCCCCGAAGCCGGAAGACAGACCCTTTCCAGGCGCTGGTGGCGAGCATGACCATAGAAAATCTGCTTGACGCCGGGGTCAGCGAGTACCACGATGTGCCGGCCATCATCTGCTGAAAGGGGGCGGGAGCTTGGGCATCAACCTGGCCGCATGGCTAAATGAAAAAATATTCGGGCGCAGGGGTATTGATGCGCAGAGCATTGATGAGTGTCTGTGCGAAGCCCATATCCGCGAGTTGGCTTTTAACTCGGCGGTAGCCTTAATAGCTAACGCCATCAGCAAGTGCGAATTCCGTACCTATGTATCCGGTGTCGAGGTCAAGCGGGATGAATATTACCTGTGGAATGTCGAGCCCAACGCCAACCAAAGCAGCAGCGCATTTATCCACAAATGGTTGCACGTCCTGTATAAAAACAACGCTTGTCTGATTATCGAGCAAAGCGGGAAATTGCTGGTAGCTGACAGCTATCAGCGGGAGGAAGACGCCATCGCCGGCGACCGCTTTTACGATGTCGTGGTGGATGAGACCACCTTCCGGGGGCCGTATCTTCAGCGCGACGTGTTGTTTTACCGGCTGCGCAGCGAGGACATGAACAAAATAGCCGGGAAGGTTTTTGAAAGCTATCAAAAACTGCTGGGCTACGCCATGAAATCCTTCAGCCGGTCGCGAGGCCAGAAGGGCGTGTATTACTACGGAAGCATGCCGGCGGCGGGCACGACAGAACGCGAGGCCTTTGAAAAGCTGGTCAACGAGAACATAAAAAAGTGGCTCGAGGCCGAC